TAAACCCTTTACTTTAGGAACATTATCTCCTTTATCTCCCATAAACGTTTTATACAATAAATAATTTTTAGGATGTATATGGTACTCTTCTATAAAATTATTTACGTTATATATTTTTTTCTTTGTTGGAGAATATATATTAACTTTTTCGCTTACTAATTGTAGGAAATCTTGATCAGCGGACATTAAAGTTACGCGCTTAGTTTCGCTCATACATTCGTATTTCTGCGCTAAATACCCCATTACGTCGTCTGCTTCAATCCCGTCAATGCATATTAGAGTAACGGGGAGAGTTTGAAGATATTGAATTAATCTTTCCATTTGATTGGTAATAGATTCATTTTCTTCGTCTTTTTCTGTAAACATTTTGTAATTCGTAATACGATCTTTATTACGATTTCCTTTATAGTCAGGAAACAGATTTCGTTTTGAATTTGAACCACCTACTCCATCAAATACAATTACAACTTTTGTTGGATTATTTAATTTAATAGCATATCCAACCGATTTTAGGAATCCAATCATTCCCCCGACGTGTTGGCCGGAGGAAGGATGGATTGCATTGATAATAGCGAATGATCTAAGAAATGTATTTAAACCATCGATTATTAAAATTGATTGATTTTCTGTTTCTGGTTCATTGGTGATGTTGGATAGCATTTCTGCAAATCTATTCTTCGCCATCTTCTATCTCAATTACAACATTATTACTTTCATTCCATTCTGATTGATCTTCAACTAAATCAAAATCAAGAGTACCTAGAATTTTTAGCCATTCATCAGCATGTTCTTTCTTGTAATTATCAATTGCTTTTTTATCGTCATCAATAAAACCATGAACTGTCATTGTTACTGTACCTTTAGTTTGTACACCTGTAACGTGATTTTTATCTACTGATATTTTAGTACGTTTAGCAAATTCAACATCTTTACCATCTTTAGTTGCTTTTAGTTTATTGGTTCCACTATTTGTAATGTTACCAAATGTTACTACTAAAGATGAATCAAAGAACATTGTATCTCCACCTTTGTTTTTCATTTTAGGTTGTTCCATTGGTGAATTTGGTTTTGCAACCCATACTTTATTTACAGCTACTAATGAATTTGTGTATGGAATATTCTCTTTACGTGATAATATTAATTTTTGATTAATAAAGTTACCAAATTGTTGGGACATTGCTCCAGCATTCCATTCATTATTGTTTGATGATTTTTCAACCGACATTCTACATGGAATTGATCCAACTGAATCCCAAAAGAAACACAAATCGTATGGTAATTTACCTGTTGCTTGTTCATTTAGTAAATCAGCAATAAAAGCAGCAACGTCCTCAATAGTATTTAATGAGCCTCTATCTATATAAATAAAGAATCCATTGTAATCTATAATTTCTCCAGTCTCTTTATCAACTACTTCATTAATTTCAAAACCCATTTGTCTAGCATGATCCCAATTCCATTTCATTTCTGTAATAATGAAAATTGGCAACACCCCCATTTTTTGAGCATTTACAGCCGCCTCCAACATTGCTGTTGTTTTACCAGTATCTGAATGGCCTCTTAATAGTGTGATATGTCCCATTGGAATACCAGGTAATGAAATAACATCCTGGAATGCTTTGGATAATGGAATCCATCTTTGTGGTTTAAACTTTACGGATTTATCTAAGAATTTTGATTTCTTAAATGTATCTAAATCAAAGGTTTTACCCAATGATTTAGATACTACTTCCGTTAAGCTATTGTTTGTTTTTTTAGCCATAACTTGTTTTTATGAATTAAATAGTGAATCGAATTTATCGACATTAGTTGCTTTAGGAGTTTTATTTTCTAAAGTATATGGTTTAGATGTAGCAGGTTCATCTTTCCAAGGAAGATCATCAACTAATTCATCTTCATCATCTTGAGAAGCAACAAGAGGTAAATGTTCATTTTCTTCTTCAGGATTTAAGAATTTCTCTAAAATCACTTTTAAGCTATCGAAATCATATCTTCTATTGATTGTTAAAATATCAGGTTGTTCGTCTAATAATTTTTGTAATAGAGCAGCATCGTTTGTGATTGGAGTTTGTTTAGGTTTTGGACGTAAAGCACATTTTACTACATTACGGCCAGCAACCTCACCATTTGTTGCCTCAATTGTAAAGTCACGACCATCTTGAATGTCTGTGAAATCACCATAATCCTCATCAGCAGCAATACCTAATAGTTGTTGATATATTTCCTTACCGAATTCCCATAAACGAGTACCTAAATGTTCTTCACCACGAACAATAACTGGAGCAAAAATACGCATTTTAGCATCTAATTTTTTAGCTAATTGCCAATCTTCCTTATCTGATGATTTACGTAATCCTTTAGCAAATTCTACAATTGGATCTTTTTCACCCCAATTCGTTAATGCTAAGATAGGTCCTTTAGTAAATCCATAGTGGAAAAATACTTCTTTAAATGGGTTTTGTTTGTCAAATTTTGAAGGAACAATACGTACTTGATATGTACCTACTTTTGGTTTCCAGAAAATTTTAGTGTAGTCAATTTTTTCATAAGTCTGTCCAGGTTTTTGTTGCAAACCTGCCAATTTGTTTTTGATTAGCGATAAATCCATGTTTTGATTGTTTAATTTATTTAAATGATTTGTTTTTATATAACGTATTGAATATAATAACCTTTATTGTGACAGCCAAAAAAACCCGCGAGTGCGGGTTATTTGTCTTGTATTATAATGTACTAATTTTATTTTGACAATTAATAATCATATTCAAAGCTTGTTAGTGATTTACGATAAATCTTTACTCCAGCATCTTCAAGTTGTTTAAATATGTCTTTAGCCTCTTCTTCAGAGAAACCCTTCATTGTTACTAAACCAGAATATTCATGCTTATATCCTCTTTTATCACTAGATCTACTAAATCCTCTAACATCAGTTGTATTAAAAGTTAATCCTTTAATACCGTTTTTTCTAAAAACAGAAGTAATAAGTTTTTTAACATTTTTTAATGATTCATTTTCATTTAAATCATCTTCTTCTCCAGCACCAATATCAAATGTCTTTAAAAAGTCTACTAATGTTAAAGATGGATTTTCATCAGCAGCACTCAATAATTGATTTACGAGTTCTGAATGGTCAGTGTCTGTTAAATTATCAAATATGTTTTCTTCGTTAGCTGGATCTAATGCTCCTTCGGTAATTATTCCTGCTAGTGTTTGTAGTCTTTTGTTTTCCATTTTATAAATTTATTACTTTAAATATCTTTGTATCCAATCTACGAAGCTCTACTCCGGTAGTCAACAAAATACAATTTTTATAATTATTCCATTCAATTTGGTATCTGTTGTCTAACATACCACCATTTAACGATTTAATTAATGTATTAAGTGCATTAATTGTATAAAGAGTATTACTTTCTTTCTTTCTATGCAATAATATTGTATTAGGTAATGGAATACTAGAGACATTACCTGTATCTATGTTGTATGTACATATTAATTCCTCAGAATGTGGAGATTCAAGGATAAATATCTTATTAAATAATATAGAATATTTATTATTTATTTTATCTATGGTTTCATCAACAGCATCTGGTGCTGTGAATGTGCAGAACAGTTTGTTCATTAAGTTTTCGTCAATTATATCCGAAATAAATATATTAGGATATTGAGAAACAACACTATACATAACTTTCCATTTTATATTTCCAGATAAAACCACCTGCCGTTTTTTGCCTTCCTTTTAAGGCATTATTTACTTGTATTTTTAGTTCTTTTATAACTAATAAACCATTAGGCCATTCTTTAATAAAATTCATATTTTTATCATATTGTATAATAGGTTTTATAGATTTATTCTTATATATCCCACATTTATATTTTTCATTTAACGATTTAGATATCTTTTGTTTAATTTCTTCAGATCTAAAACCCGTATTTTTTCCCTTTGATGATTTGGAAATTTTTTGTTTAACTTCCTCAGATCTAGGACCTGTATTTTTTCCTATCATTGATTTAGAGATTTTATCTTTATATTCTTTAGATATCAATCCCGATTTATTATTAGTTCCAGTAAGTTTACAATTTAATCCATTTTTATCTATTGTATTGTAATAATCTTGCCAATATCTTTCACGTTCATTTAATTGTTTTAAAATACATTCTTCAATTATTTTAAATTCATGATTTTCAGAACTATATTTTTGAAACGAATTATATAATTTAATTTGATTTTTACAATTATGTAGTTGTTTATAATGCTTAAATCGTTTTTGAATATCAACAGATTGTCCAATATATATTTTACCAGAAGGAGAAGTGATTTTGTAGATTCCCACAATAGGAACAGAGAGTTGTATATTTATCATTGTATTTATTTTGTTTAGCGACAATAAATATACATCTCTTAAACCTCCTATATGGAGGTTTTTTTGTTTTAATAATACTCCATTTCTTTGTAATTAACTCCACATTTAACTTTAACCGGATACTTCATAATTGTTTTTATATTTTCTATTATATCATATTCACATTTATTATAATCTAAAAGAATACTATCGTACGTATAGAGCACTAATTTGGTTTGTTTATCTTTTAAATATTCTACAATATCTAATATAATTTTAACATTGGTTGATGTTTCGTAACTTTGAATAATGTAGTTGAATATTTTTGTGGGGTTTGGATTATCTATTTTATTTAAATAGAATGTATTGTTTACGGTGTATATTTTACCATCTTCATTTAGTATACTCCACACATTATCTATATATTGTGCTGCTTCTTTAAAGAATGGTTTATCTCTATATTCTTTCCTTATACCGCCATATAGATTTTGGAACATCTCCTCCTTACCTACGTTTAAACTTTCGTATATGTTGTTATCTTTTAAAGGATACCCAATTAATTCCCCAATTAATCGAGGATGATATCCTGAAAAATCCATTTCAATAAACATATTGTTAGATGGCTCATAACATAGTCGTTCATTGTCTGTTTTATTTAAAGCAGCAAAATTAATACCATTAAATCTATTTGATGGTCTTGAAGTAGTTGTATATAAATTATATTGAGTATATATTTTACCTTTATAAACATTAAACTCAGGATATTGTAAATTATCCATATGTTGTTCTATAAAGTAACGTTTATTCAACGAGATACCTGCTTCCTCAATACGGTGGAATGCTATGCTAGATAAGTTGTTATTAAATTGGTAAATGGCATCATCCGCGCTATATGTACGGATTATTGGTAGCGCAAGATTAAATATGTTGTCTTGTTCCTCATAGTGTTTACTGATGGGAATTATTGAATTTAGTATTGGGTTATTGTTGTATCTTCTATAGTAGAATTCAATACATTTGTTTGGTGGTAAATTATCCTTTATATTAATATTTTTAATAAAATTAATGTCGTATAATTTTTCAGGGTATGGGAAATGAAATAATGTTTCCTTTTTATCTAGTACAAATATTTTATCTGTATTAGTATTAATGTGGTTTAGTACTTCGCCCTTATCTAAACTAAACGATTCGTTATGTTTAATACACAGCATAAACCCTTTTTTATGGTTTATTGGTCTGATGTATATTAGACTTAAATCAGTTAATTTTGGGTGAAAATTGTTGTTTAGTGGGATGAAATTAATAAAACAATCCCCTAAATCTTGCAATTTAGCTAGTTGTTCTTTTCGCTCTATAATATAAAACATGCGTCATAACCTTTATTTAAATCCAATATACGAATTAGAATTTAGACACCCAAAAATGCTTTTAATCCTGGCATTTGTTTTTCTGCTTCATCTAAATTAACATTTTCGGGGCGGACAGTCCATATGATTGATATTACTTGGTATAAAGGATTGTTAAGTAATGAATCATATGTTTCTTTATTTATTTCTCTAATTAATATTGGATTAGTATTAATTTTTTTGTAAAAATATCTTATTGAATATCCTCGACTATAATCTTCTTCTGTTGGTTGATAAACATAAGTAGGTATTGTATTAGAATTAACATTTATTCCTGATAGTTTTCCGAATAAGAAAGTAGATGCTAAAGTTAATAAATTATTAGATTTAGAAGACAATATTTTTTGTAATTCAGGAGCATTTTGATCAAATTCCTTTCCAGCAAAAAACTTTCCATTCATTTCATAATAATATCCTTGATATCGTTGATATGATGATAATAAAATATACTCATTACCTATAGTATATTTAGATTCTACTATTGTGTTTTTTGGAATTCTAATTGCCATTATTTTATATTGATTATATCTCTTAATAATGTGTCTTTTGTTATAAATTTACCATTATCTTTAAAATATTTTATAATAAAAGTAACATATCTATTAACATTATTATTATCAGATGCTGGAGCATATATATTAATATATTCAAATAATGTTGGATTTTGGGGATAATTTTGGGATTTTCCTGCTAATATTATATCTAATTGTCTTGATGATGCTAATATACCATCCTCAAATGTTCCAAATTCAACAAATCCTTCTCTAATTGCATTTCCCTTACCTCTTCCTATTGGTTGAACCCCACCAACACCTTGTCTAAAGTTTCCTGGATTTTTTAAATCATAATTAATGTTTCCAGGTTTAAATCCTTCGTGTGTTGCTTGGGCTGTTAGGAGTAATTTTCTACCTACAGGAGATGATGGTAGAGATTTATTTAAAGCAGGGGTATAGGTATTTTTAATAGCATCATTTACGGTTGTACTATTTATTAAATTAAAATTTCTATTAACACCACCAACTATAGGTTCTAATTGACTAGGTAGTAGATCAAAAGGTTGACCTTGACTTATTAATTTAAAAAATTCTTCAATAGAAACTTCTTTTCCATCTATATTCTTTCTTGGATCATCTAATATTATTGTTTGAGCATCAATATTAGTAACCCAATCACTATTTGATATATTATGACCTATTCCTGTAACTATATATCCTAATTTAGCACCTAATTTATCTCCAACATTTTTATATCCTTTAGGTAATAAATTATCAGGAATTCTAAATATATGTCCTATTACTAATCCTCCAATACCATCCATTTCAATAGATAATTTTGTTGGGATAATGGCGTTATATTTTAAGTTTATATCTGAAAGGCTTATAAATCCAGCAATTAAATCTCTTAAAGCACCTTTATATTCCCCTGCTCTAGCAGTATCGTATGCGGCTTTAGACCAAAATATTTTGTCTGAGGTTGTGTCTCCAAAAAAATTATATATAGTACTTAAATTATTTTTTAAATTTTGCAGTTGCTCAGTTCTATCCTTTTCTTCGTTTTCTTGAATAGTAGTTGGATCTTCTTTTCTTGGTATTATTCTATCAACAATACCTCTATTAAATCCATTCATTGTATTACTATCTGTACCTAATGCTCCTCCTTGTACTTGAGCACCAATAGCAACTATTGATGATTGTTCTTGAAATATTTGTGATTCTAATTTATATGATCTTACTGTAGATTCTAGATTATGCATTTGTAAAATAAAAGCATTTTCATAGGCTGTTATTTTTTTAGTTTCATCAACATAATTAATATCAATTATTCTAGCTTTATTATCAGTAGGATCAACATATATATCAAAATTATTAATATTACCAATGCAATTAGATACTTGAGACATTACATTTTTCAAAAAATCATATAATGAAATTTCTTGTTTTTCTTTTTTATCTTGTGATTCTACATTATTATCTAAGGATAAAGCATATAAAAATTGAAGGTTAATATATATGTTTCCAATTATTCCCAATTCTTTAGTCTTATTAT